ATTTTATGTAGAGTTTTCGGGTCAGGCAAGCAAGTCTTCCAGATGTGGTTCCAGAGGTTGCGGAAGATGGTAGTTAGGTATGATTATAGCTTCAACTTGCTCAACTTTGAAGATCTAGTGTTCGAATGGACCAACAGAATATTTGTGTCTGAGTTCGGAGCTTTACGATTGTTCGACCCTATGATTGAGGCCCAGATGACCGACGAGACCGGCGTCCCGGTGGACGTCTCTGCTCCTGTTATGCACGTAGCCGCTGGTGCGGCCAGCGTGCCAATCAGTGATTACGGAGGAGTGAGGAATAAGGCCAATACTGTTTCTGATACTTTGAAAAAGTTTACAGCTGTTATGGATGTGCCTGCTGGCGAAGACCAGCATGTAGTCAGGAATGTGGCCAATTGTCTTCTGGCCTTTAATCCTGGCACTATTTGTCAGACGCCCTTGGAGTATTTTGGCAAGATGTATTTGTGCTATTTCGGTAGCTTACGATACAAGACTTTATGCGAGGACCATCGTGACGGAGTTAATTCGGTTGCCTACTTTACTGCGGACCTCACAGTCCAGAAGAATAGTCTGGGCGCTCTGCAAGGGACAGGGACTAATTTCGGACCGGTTGCGGTCGGAGGTAAGGTCCTGGAAGTGCAGGTCCCCTACATGAGTATTTTCCCTTTTTTGATAGTCCCCAGGATAACGACCCAGGTAAACGACCTGAGGTATAGCTTTGGCGCTGTGGGTTTCACGGTGACCAGGGCTAGTGGTAAAGGCGCGGTTTACGAGGCCGCTGGCGACGGGTTTAGACTGTTTAGGCATTGCTTTGTTCCCCGATTGAGAGTTACAGGCATGTCTCGTGCTCATGAAGGTTTGCCTTACCCCGTTCCTAAGTTGATTAGGATGGTTCCTGGTGTTTCGACTATTGATGTAGTTCAGGGACAGATCTCCACTATGACCATAGTTGACATTAGTCCGCGCGAGAATGCCCAACCCATCGACTGGCTAGTGACTGAAGCTCGCTTTTTGTCGAATGCTCAATTGATCCAGTGCGGATTGCCGATAGGGCTGACGCAGGCGAGGAGATATGTTGAGGAAACACACGTGGCTAACGTCAACATTACGCAATGGAGGACGATATACAATAGCGTTCGGATTGAGCCTAATCCTGTATCGGGCGGCCTGACGGAGGATTTCGTTGCTAGGCCCATAGGCGAAGTCATTACAACCAGTACGGGCC